TTAGTTGATCTTTTAGCAAATTCAGCTACCAGAACATTAATAACATTTGGAATGATTGGATAAAACTTTAATTCTAAGGCAGAAGAATCTTCTTTAGTAAGAAGTTCAATTATATCTCTATACTCATTATCTTCTTCAACTATATAATCTGTTCTATCAATTATACCTTTAGCTAGTTTATAATTTTTCATTAGTCTTCTAGCATTTCTACGGATTTGTTTTAATCCTTGCCATTCTAACCAATCAAGATTCCAAGCTGCCCATTGATCATCCTTATCTTTTTTAGGTATGAACTGTAGAGGCTGTGTCACACTACCTAGACGGTTATGATCTACTTTGGCCCCTTTTTTTATTTGCATTGCATTATATACCTGCATAACTTTTATTTAATATTTTTGAAAGGTGATCTTTTAAAATTTTGATTATTAAAAGATGCACCCTTACCCATGTTACGGAAAAGACTCTTATTTAATTTAAACAAATTTTCTGACTTTTGCAAGTTTTTAGCTACATCATCTAATATTGTTCTTTTATTATAACCTCTATTAGACTGTTGAATTTTCATAAAAGCTACAAGTGCAGCAAAAGAAACTAATCTATCCACATTGACTCCTGGTGAATATTCTCTCATTTCTTTGATCAACATTGGATCTGGAATTCTTTCTATACCATATGTTGTTCTTACAACTGTACCATCTGTTTTTAACTCTTGATCTAATTCTTCTTTAGTAAACTCTATAGCATAACTAAGAAGATGTGCTTTAAATAGTGTACCTGTATTTTTCCAACCATATTCCTGAAATACATTAGCATTAGATCCAAGATCTTTTAAGAACATGATCTGACTTTTGGGTACTAAATATTTTTGTTTTCTTCTTTGGATCATATATTGGATAAACAAAGAAATATTATTTTCTACTAGTGTCCATGCATTATAAATTTCAATAAGGAACTCTAGTTGTTTATGTGTTTGATTTATATCATCATATCTACCACACCAAGCAGCTACTATTTTACCTTGTTCTACATAGGTTTCTGTTTCTGTTCCTGTAACTTTAGTAACTTCAGTAGGTGCTTTCATTATGTAGATAGAACATAGAGATTCTGAAGTTGTAGTTTTACCTTCACCTACCGGGTCAATAGAAGCATAATAATATCCAAATTCTGGATTATCTATTGGTCTTTCCCAAACCACAATACAACCGGTTTTATCTTCGGTTTTTTTGTTTATTGGAAATTCCATTATTGGCCTTTTATTACTTTTAATAAAACTTGGTTTTCCTTCAGCATCAGTAGATATATCTAAATATTCATAACCATACTCCTTATCTTCTATTCTTCTTTCTTGAGCAGTAAGAAGATGTGGAGGAAATACAGATACTGTTCTGTGTGCAAATGCTTCTTTAATATTTCTTGGATGCTGTGATATTCTGAGCTGATACTCTTCTGGAGCTAACTCTTCTTTCCACTGTTTAAATTGTTTTTCTAATGCTTCTAATGCATCTTCTACAAGTGAATTACCATAATCATCTATATAGGGCGGCATAGACCATTGTTCAGGAATAAATAAACCTGATAAACCTGCAGTACCTTTATCATCTATAAGATCAGTTTCCACTGCATAGATATCTTTAGCTGTAGGATTCATGATCATATCCTTAAGAGGAAGACATTGTGATAAATCACCTACAGATCCTGCAGCTATAAACATACCTGTTGTGATCATACCAGATCTCATGGCCGGGCGCATGTACTCATATGTCTGATCCATCTTAGGAGCAATTCCGGCCTCCTCATGAAAGAAGTATTTAACCGGACCCCCTACACCATTTGTTGGATCTTTCTCAAATGACATACCTTGTATTGTACCTTTGAGACCAACTTCTGTATTTCTATCTCCTCTTCTTACTTGGATCTTTTGTTGCCACATCATTACTTTGTCTGGTGACATAGGTCTATACCATGCTGTATGCTCATTTAAGAATGCTGCATATTCTTGTAAGAATTTCCAGGATCCTTTCTCATTGATATAATCTTTAAGACTAGCTCCCATCTTTAAAGTAACCCCTGCCTCAAACCATTGCTGATTTATAAACTTACCCATATGATAATAAGAAGAAGCTATCTGCCGTTTCTTTAAAATGGCTGCATGTTTATAGTTTAGCTCTGCAAGAAGTTCATAAAGAGCTAAGTGATACTGAGCATCTCTGATTTTAGCAAAACCAAATTTTTGTTCTTCCTTATCAAAGATAGGTAGGAAGTTTAACCACATATAGTATTCTCTTGCAAGAAACCATGTATCATCACCATCTTTAACTATGATACCTTTGCGGCATTTAATCTTTTGCTCATCCCAATAATTTATAAAGTCTTTGGATTTAAAGGGAGCTGTACAATATACTCCATCTTTTTTAAATTTTTCTGACTCTGAAATAAATATTTTATTGGTTGTTTCATTAAAATTATATTTTCCAGGTTCTTTAAATAAATCTCTGATGAATACACTGAAGTCATCTCTGGATTTAAAACTTGTGGTTGTCCAGTTTCCGTTGTCATAGGTTGGTATGTCTTGATAAATTTCACTCATTACATGTCATATGCTAATCCTTGGCCACCTCTTACTCTACTTGATTGTTCTTCTTGAAGATCCTTATAAGCACCTTTAAATGATTGTCTTATTGCCTCATAGTTTTTAGCTGCAGCAATAAGTGAATTAAAGTTACCATCCCTACCATGGGTAATTGGTGTATGTTCCATATATCTTCCTAATCTATCTAACATGGAAGCAATACCTTTATATGCTCTTGATGTAGGAGTCTCATACATTCTTTGACAAAACTGTAAAGCTATAAAGATTGTTTCATCCTCGGTAGAAAAATCTGCATCAATCTGTTCTAGTATTATATGTTCTTTGTCTACATCCGGTGTAAAGAAAAAAGGATTAAGGTCCGGATTAGGACATGCCATGTAAAATAAATAAAGATAAATCTTTAAATAATCTTCTGGATATTCATCCATAACATCTTTCAAAGCTTTTAATGTATAACAATGTTCAGTAGGTATTACTACTCCATTCTGAACATCAAATAGTTTTGTAAACATTATTTCTTTTTAATTTTAGATTTGTTATCATAAAGATAATGAATTATTGCTTGTACTTCATCTATTAAATATGGTATTGCAATTGGTATGACTTCTTTTACAACAGGTTCCCCATTTTCATCTAACTTGGTTATTGGATAGCCCCAGTTATCTTCTCTTTCTACTTGAAAGATTATATGATGAATAAATATTTTTCCCGGTTTTAGTTTAGGATTATGCTTCAATATAATGTACATATAAACACTCAATTGTAAAGCATAGTGATAAAAATTACAATCTTCAAGATTATCTACTGGTGGTAACATCATTTCTGATTTACCTTCCCAATCTACATATGATTCTGTATCAATTTTTTTATTAGTCTTGTAGTCAATGATATTTACTTTACCATTGACTACTTCAACTAAATCTGATTGTCCACAGATACCTATTGATCTGAGATAAACCATATGTTCTGGATACACGCCTGGTTCTAGTTTTTGTGATGGTGCAATTTTGTCACCTTCTTTAAGTTCAGTTGGTTTAAATACAGGTACTGTAACACCTTCTCTTTCCATTGATGCTAAAGAACAGATATCATCTTCTCTTTGGTTATGATACCATGTCCCTAGTGTAGTAGATCTGTCAGCTTCATTTGTCCAGATTTGTTGGATAATTACTGGATCAATACCATACCATTTTGATCTTTTACTTTTACTAACTCTTTCAGCAACTTTCTTTGCATCAAAAGGTTTCTTAAAATGTGAAACAAGTGTAGTTACACTTATCCAATCAATAGCTTCTCCATCAATACTGGTATAACTATGATTATCTGCATTAAATTTTATCATTTCTTTAATTGTTCTATAGCAAGTATTGCTATGTTAAAATTTTCTTTATCTGGTGATCTTAGCATTTCAATCAAACTCTTTGCTGTATCAGATTCAATCTTTTTCCTTTCTTCCATCCACTCAACAAATCCTACAGCATTTTCCATTGCCATTGCATGTGCAATATAATCTGCTCCTGCCGCACCCACTGTTATACTTATATTTCTTCCTTGTGAAGCTATACCATCAGTCATCAAGGATTCTAGTTCTACCCAATTCATGCAGTTTCAATAATAGATTCTGCTAAAGTTCTAGATGCTTGATCTTCAGACATTATCATCTTTCTTAGATTACTTACTTCTTCTTTATCAAATTTTCCCTCAAGATGAAGTATTCTTAGCAACATAAGTTTTTGAGTTGTTTTCAAATTCTTAATCTCAGCACTCATATCACTAATTGGATCATATGCTGTAGTATTATAATTACCATTATTAGTTAAAGTTCCATAAGGTGTTGGCTGAGCATTAATAACTCTATTAGGGTCATTAACTAACATTCCAGCAGGGTATTTATTTGGATCTATGTACATAGTATTAATCTTTAAGGTTATCTAATTTATCTTCTTCTTCTTCAGTAGCTATTGCTTCCCATTTATCTAGTGGACATGATGATGATAGTGATCTGGTTTTAAAATTAAGTGAGCATCCACATTCATTGCAACAAGGAGCAGTACCTTTTACAGCACATTTTCTACCTTTACTTGGACATTCTTCACAGATAGAATATCTCAATCTTGCTATTTCTTCTACAGTTTCATCCCGAATAACAGAATTTGTTATACCCTCAATTATCTGATTCCGGTTCTGCCAAATTAGTTTTAATGTATTTTTCATCTTTTTTCTTTTTAAAAATTTCTTTTTCTAAAGCATCTTCATCTATTTTTTGACTTAGCTTTTCAAGAGCTTCAACTTTATCTTCAAGCATTTTCTTATTATAATAAGCTTTGAATGTTGATGTGTCATGTGACACTAATCCTTTTTTATACCGATCAATAGATTTTTTAACCATGCTTGGTCTTGCTTCAAATAAACCTAATCCTTCAACATTTATCCGAGGATGTTTTAAATTAGTTAGACTACTTCTTATCTCTTTATAAAAAGTTTGAATTAAATCTTCTACAAGTTCAACAGGAATGTTCATTTCCTCTGCTAATTCTCTATAGAGTAAGTTTGACTTTTTTGGTATCATTTACCAAGAAATTTATAATCTAACAAAATACTACCCTCTGTTTGAATTTTTAAAACTGGATTAATCATTATTATTTTTTTGTTTTTTGAATCTTTTAAAACTAATCCATTCTTCTCACATTTATTTATACAGTTTCTTACTGTTTGTTCTGATTTAAAAATAGAATGTTCTTCTGAAGCTTCATAACAAAATCCAGTTAATTCAATAGGTCCAAGTTCACTAAGCAAAGTCAAGCATTGTAAGTCAGACTCACTCATTACTATACGGTTAATATAGCAATGAGTTAATATCTGATATTTAATAATGTCTTTTACAGACATTACTACTCTTTTTTGTACTTGATTTACTAAAGCCATTACACTTCTCTTTTTAATTTTCTTTCAGTAG